ACGCGCCTGGGCGGCGTGTGGTTTCAGCGCCGCAGCAGCATTGACGAGACCGCAGCAAGTCTGGCGTTCGCCGACATGTTGGCAAGCCGGTTCGAGTTCCCGCGATCGCTACGGAGGCCGGCGTGATTGCATGGATGTCATGCCAACACCTCCATGTACCGCTGTGGTGCGCGCAGTTCATCCTGCGTGCCGGCGTGCGCGACTTGTACATGATCGGCGACGTACCCTATTGCGGCGACTTCGGCGCCGGTTACGGGTTCAACGAGGACGTGGACAAGGTGAGGCTGCCCGGCAATGCCACCGTGGCCGACATTAAGCGCCGCCACGACCAGATGTGGGCCAAACACGGCTTCGCCAAGCTCAAGACCGCACGCGCGGCCGGCGCCCTGCGCGTGTACCACATGGCCGACGACCACGAGTACTACGGCGACAACTGGGACCACAGCCTCGTGCAGGCCAACGGTGCACCCAGCCTGGGTGCTGCCAACGTCGACGACTTGGCCGACGGTTATCAGCGCATGGCGCAGGCGTCAATCCAGTGCATCGGCAGCGGCCCCGGGCAGTACTACGACAACCCCGCCCCCGGCGCCAACACCGAGGGCGACTACCCTAGCGGCAGCAACGCCAGCCACGCCGCGAAGTACCTCAAGCGCTACTTCGTGAACGACTACGGCCCCGGCTTCGAGCCCGGCGGCACGTGGCTGCGCGTGATCGTGCCGGACTGCATCACCTACCGCAGCGTGCTCGCCGAGCCGGACACGGCAGCCAAGGTGATGCTGGGCGCCACACAGCAGGCGTGGTTGTTGGAGCAGATCGTGCAGGCGCACGCGGCGGGGTTCGCGCACATCGTGGTCATGAGCCCGAAGAAACTGTTTCGCGCGTCGAGCGGGAGCGACAACAGCGACACCTGGGGCGAGTACAGCGCCAATCGCAACCAGGTTCTGAGCGCGATCCAGGCCAGCGGCGCGCGCGTGATTTGGTGCTCAGGCGACCGCCACACGCCGCAGGTTGCTCAGGCCAGCGTGGCGAACGGGGACGCCGCTGATTTGATAGACATCTGTGCGTGCCCGGCGGGGCAGCCCATCAACAACGGCGGCGGGCCCGGGACGGCGGCACAGGGCCGCTATGCACAGCTGCGCTGGTACGCCAACGTCAACGTCTACGGCCAGATCGCGCGCACGGCTGAGGGCGGGCTGCGCATCGCGGTGCGCAACGCGCGCACCAACAGCGAGGTGTGGGCCGCGGAGTTCGCCCCGCGCTCGAACCTGCCGATCTACGCCGAGCCGGCGGCGGTGAGGGCGTGAGGAATCGTGGATGCGCACGCCGCCGGCGCGTACGGTGATGGCCACGCCGCAGCAGTACCACGCCACGTTCGAGTTCAACCCGGACGCGCGGGCCGTGCTCGACGACCTGATCGAGCGCTTCGGCGGGCCGTCATTCGCGCCTGGCCAGCCCGACGTGACCGCGTTCAAGTGCGGGCAGAAGTCGGTGATCGAGCACATCGTCAGCACGCTGGCCAAGGCCGAGCCACTGCCGCAGCGCACCTGATACTCGGCGCTGCGTCGTGAGCCGGCCCGGCGCGCACCGTCATCCGTAGGCCGGCCATGGAGAGACGATGCGTGACCACTTCCCCTTTCTCATGGACGCGACGGCTGGCAGCGGTGCTGCGGCCACTGTTCCCGCGCCGGCTGCTGCTGCGCCGGCCCCCGCCGCCCCCGCCGCCCCCGCACCTGCTCCCGGCCCTGCTGGCACAAGTGCCCCGGCTGCGGACGGTGCACCAGCTGCACCAGCTCCGGCACCTGGCAGCCTGCTTTCTCGCGGCGCCGCACCTGCGCCTGCTGGATCAAGCGCTGCACCAGCGCCAGCAGGAGATGGCGGGCAGCCCCCAGCCGTGCCCGAGAAGTACCTCGTCAAGCGCGAAGACGGCACGACGGACTGGGAAGCGACGGCGCTGAAGCAGGCCGGCGGCTACGACTCGCTGTCCAAGCGCCTGGGCTCGGGCGACGCGCCGCCGAAGGCGCCCGAGGACTATGCCCCCGCGGTGACGGCTGGCATCAGCCTGGACAAGCTCAAGGCCGATCCGAAGTACCAGGGCTTCCTGAAGGGCGCGCATGCCCGCGGCATGACCAACGCGCAGTTGGGCTACGTGCTCGACCACTACGCGATGGCGCTGCAGCCCGATGTCGCCGGCGCCGAGGCCGACCTGCGCAAGACCTGGGCGAGCGACGAGCAACTGCAGCGCGGCCTGGCGCAGTCCTACCGCGCGACCGCAGCCTACGCAGGCGACGACGAGACGCGGGCAAGGCTGGACGCGAAGTTCGGCAACGACCCGGACTTCATCCGGCTCATGGCGCGCATCGGCAACGAGTTGCACGAGGACAGCCCGCCGGCCGGCATCACGCAGGCCGAGAGCGACACGCTGGAGTCGATGATGGGATCGGCCGCCTACCTGGACTCGGCGCACCAGGACCACGCGGCGACGGTGCGCAAGGTGCAGGCGCTCTACGCCAAGAAGTACCCGAACCAAGAGAGGGCGTAGCGGACGGGATTCCGAACGGGCAGGTGCCGGACATTGCCGGCACCCCGCCCGGTGTGGCAGCCGGATACCGGGTGTGAGCCCAGCCGACAGCCACGCGCCGCGCTGATCTGCTGCACCTGCGGCCCCGATGGGACACCCGCGATAGGCGACCTGATTCCACGAGGGAACCATGTCCACTTCGCCGACCATCACCACTGCGTTCAAGCAGCAGTTCCACGACACCTTCATCCACGCGCTGCAGCAGAAGGACAGCCGCTTCCAGTCCACCGTGACGGACCGCGGCATGATCTCCGGCTCCAGCTTCACGACCAACAACGTCGGCACGACCGAAGCGCGCGAGGTCACCGGCCGCTACCAGGACAAGGAAGCCGCCGAGATCGCGCACGAGACGCGCCTGGCGTACATGGCCGACTTCGACATCGGCCCGATGGTGGTCGACGGCTTCGATCTGGCCAAGATGGTCGCCGACCCGACGTTCAAGTACGTCGAGATCCTGGTGGCCGCCGCCAACCGCCGCAAGAACAAGACGATCTATCGGGCGCTGCTCGATGGCTCGCTGACCCGCACGACGGAAGGCGGCTCGATCACCACGACCACGCTTCCCTCCGGCCAGCAGATCGCCGCGGGCAGCACTGCGTTCACCAAGGCCAAGATCATCCAGGCCCGGTCGCTGTTCATGACCAACGAGGTGGACGAGGGCACCGAGCTGTTCATGGCCTACAACGCGGTGCAGGCGCGCCAGATCATGGCCGACACCACGCTGACGAGCGCCGACTTCATGGCCGTGCAGATGCTGCAGGCCGGCCAGGTCGCCAAGAACTGGATGGGGTTCACCTGGATCCCCTACCAGGCGCTGGACGCGCCGGCCGCAAACACGAACCGCACCGTGGCCTGGACCAAGGGCGCAGTGCAGTTCGGCACCGGCATCGACGTGCGCACCGACGTGGGCCAGAACAAGGCCAAGCGCGGCCACCCGACCGAGGTCTACGGCTGGCTCTCGCTGGGCGCCACGCGCCAGGACGAGAAGAAGGTCGTGCAGATCGACTTCATGACCAACACCGGCTTCTGATCGGCCGCACCTGAAGGAGCAGCAACATGCCCGAATTCGACTCCCTCCAGCTGGCCGCCCGCGAGGCGGTGCCGCCGGTCAAGACCGCGCCCTACGACGATGGCCGCGTGCACGTGGCGGTGGCCACCACGCCGGCCGTCGCGGCTTGGGCGCAGAACGACACCTGGAACACCGGGATCAAGATCCCGAAGGGCGCGCGCATTCTGCGCAGCGGCAAGCTGCAGCACGCGGCGTTCGGTTCCTCGGTGACCGCCGATGTCGGCATCCGCGCTCTCGACGGCACAGTGGTCGACGTCGACGGCATCGCCGACGGCCTGGACATCGCCGCGGCCGGCGCGAAGGACCTGAACAGCGGCTCGCTGTTCGTCGGCGGCATCCCTGGCGGCGTGATGACGCAGGAGGTGGAGGTCTACGTCTCGCTGCTGTCGGCCAACCCGACCGACAACGCGCAGGCCGAGATCGAGATCCACTGGGTTGGCCCGCAGGCCTGATGCAGTTGCCAGCCGCCACCCCGGCGGTTCGGTGTGACGGGGGCCGCTGAGCCCCCGTCTTTCTTGGAGGCAGCATGTCCAGCGCCACGCCGGTTTCGATCTGCAGCAACGCGCTCCTGATGCTCGGCGATGCGCCGATCAGCAGCTTCGAGGACGACAGCGACCGCGCACGCCTGGCCGCGAACATCTGGCCGACGGCGCGCGACTACGTGCTGCGCCGGCACCCGTGGAACTGCGCGGTCAAGCGCGTGGTGCTCAACCCCGACATGGACGCGCCGGCCTTCGACTACGCGCGGCAGTTCAGTGTCCCGGGCGACCTGCTGCGCGTCCTGTCGATTGGGCGCGAGGGGGAGCGCATCCCGTACAAGGTCGAGGGCAGGAAGATCCTGAGCGACGCCTCGGCGCTGCAGTTGCGCTACGTATTCCGCAACGAAGTCACGTCGACCTGGGACACGCTGCTGGTCTGGGGCATGACCCAGGTGATGCGCGCGGTGTTCTCCTACGGCATCACGCAGAGCACCAGCCTGGAACAGCTTGTCGAGACCGTCATGCGCGACGTGCTGCGCCAGGCGCGCGCGGTGGACGGTCTGGAAGACGAGCCCGACGCGCTGGACGAGTCGCCGCTGATGCTGGCGCGCTACCGCGGGGTCCGCTGATGCGGGCGAACCTGAACCAGACGGCGTTCACCGGCGGCGAGTGGTCGCCCAAGGCGCAAGGCCGGACGGACTTCGACCGCTACGCGACGGCGCTCAAGCGCTGCCGCAACGCCTACCCGGTGCAGCAGGGCGGCGTGCGGCGCCGGCCGGGCACGCGGTTTCTCGGGGCCAGCACGTCGACCACGGCAAACGCCACGATCCTGCTGCCGTTCGTCGCCGGGCGTGATGCTGCGTTCCTGGTCGAGCTGGGCAACCTGACGTGCCGGGTGTTCGCAGCCGACGGCACGCTGACCAGCACCACGCTGGCCACCCCCTACACGACTGGCGACCTGGCCGCGCTGGACTGGGCGCAGGCCGACAGCACCATGTGGCTGTTCCACCCGGGCTACCCGGTGCAGCGGCTGCAGTTGCTCGACGGTGGAGCGTGGGTGCTTTCGCCGGCGCCGTTCACGCAGGTGCCCCACGACGAGGCCGGGATTCTGGCGTCAACGAACGCGGTCCTGTCGGCCGTCACGGTGGGCGCTGGCCGGACGCTGAACGCGGAGGCGCCCGTATTCCTGGCCTCGGATGTCGGCCGCGGCGTGGTGGCCGAATCCGGCCTCGCGGTGATCACCGGCTACACCAGCACCACGCAGGTGACGGTGGAGATCACGCGCGCCTTCCCGTCGGCGACGCTGATCGCCGGGCAGTGGACCATCGACATCAGCCCCCAGGCAGAGTGCACGCCGGGCGCAAAGGACCCGGTCGGCGCAACGACGACGCTGGCGCTGGACATTGCGGGCTGGCGTCCTGGCGACGTGGGCAGCATCGTGCGGATCAACGGCGGCCTGCTGCGCATCAGCGCGTACAGCAGCGCCACGTCGGTCAACGCGGTGATCCTGAAGGAGCTGTCGGCGACAGTGGCCGCGCAGGCGCTGGCGTGGAGCCTGGAGCCGCCGATCTGGAGCGCTGCCCGCGGCTACCCGCGCACCGGCACCGTGCACCAGCAGCGGCTGATCTGCGCCGGCTCGGCCAAGTACCCGCGCACGGTCTGGGGCTCGCGCCTGGGAGAGTCGCTGGACTTCCTGCGCGGCACCAACGACGACGACGCCTTCGCGTTCACGATGGACGGCGACGAGGCCAGCCCCATCGCTTTCGTCAGCAGCACGCGCGAGCTGGCGGTGTTCACCGAGTCGGCCGAGGTGACGATGCGCGGCGGGGTCGAGAAGCCGCTGACGCCCACGAACGTGCGCGTCAACTCCGACAGCAACGTGGGATGCGCGGCTGTGCGCCCGGTGACGGTGGGGCGCGAGGTGATGTTCGTGCAGCGCGGCGGCACGCGGCTGCGCGGCTACGGCTACCGCTACGACTTCGACGCCTACTCGGCGGTGGACATGAGCGCGCTTGCCGAGCACCTGACGAAGGCGGGCATCGTGTGGATGGCCTACCAGCAGTTGCCAGACCCGATCATCTGGGGCGTGACCGCCGACGGCGGCCTGCTGTCGTGCACCTTCGACCGCGACCAGCAGCCGACCGTGGTGGCCTGGGCCCGGCACGACACAGCCGGGGTGATCGAGTGCTGCGCCGTGCTGCCGCACGAAGACAGCGAGTACCTGTGGCTGCTGGTGCGCCGCACGATCAACGGCGAGGTCTGCCGCTACATCGAGCGCATGGAGCACACCTGGGATCCGTTCCATCCCTCGGTCGAGGGGGACGGCCGGGACTACGGCTACACGGCCGACTGCGCCATCGTGGTGGATGACGCCTCGGGCGTGGACGCGGTGACGGTTGCGCACCTGGCCGGCGCGGAGGTGGCTGTTGTCGGCGACGCCACCGACCTGGGGCAGTGCCCCGTGGGCGGCACCACGGTTGCGCTGCCGCGGCGCGCAAAGCGCGTGCTCGTGGGGCTGCCGTTCGAGAGCCGGGTCGGCCTGATGCCGCCTGAGTTCGGCACCGCGATGGGATCGTCGCAGGCGCAGGCTGCGCGTACCGGGCAGGTGACGCTGCGGTTCCTGGACACCATCAGCGCGCGCGTCGAGAGCAGCGTCCGCGGCGAGGTCAAGAGCGCGCAGGACCTGCCGTTCCGGCAGCTCGGCGTGGGCGTGCTCGACCAGGCGCCGGAGATGTTCACCGGGTTGTATGCCGCCAGCCTGCTGGGCTGGGACAAGGGCGACGCCGACCTGTCGGTGGTGCAGAGCAAGCCGTACCCGATGCACCTGCTGGCGGTGGTGCGCCGGCACACGGTCAACGGGGGCTGACGTGCTGACCGTGCGCGACCTCGAATTCGACCGCATCGTGCCCATCGCGGCCGACCTGTGCGCCGAGGACATGGCCGAGCTTGACGCCGCCGGCATCGCCGATGCGGTGGCCATGCTGCGCGAAGCGGTGCCGTGGTGCCTGTGGGTGCAGGAGGCCGACTGGGACGGCAAGCCCATCGCGGTGTTCGGTGTGCGGCCGCACCATGGCATGGGCGTGCCGTGGATGCTGACGACGGCGCACATGGACGGTGCTGCATCGTCTGCCGTGGCCATGGCCGCCAGGCGCGCGGTGCTGCGCATGCGGGGCGACTTCTCCCGCCTGGCCAACCTCGTGCACCGTCGCAACGAGCGTGCCATCCGCTTCATCGAGGCCTTGCGCTTCAACGTGCACCGGGACACGCCGCGAGGCCCTCGGGGCGAGTTCTACCTGTTCGATTGGGAGCGCGAAGCATGTGCGATCCGCTGACGATCACGATGGCCAGTGCTGGCGTTCAGGCGGTGGGCGCCGTCAGCCAGGGCCGGGCGGCCAAGTCACAAGCCTACGGCGAGGCTGGGCAGCTCGACTACCAGGCGGCGCTCGAACGCGACAACGCGGTGGCCGAGGCGGCGCTGATCCGGCGCGCTGGCGACCGCGCGCGCGGCGAGACGCTGGCAGGCATCGCAGGCGCCGGCATCAAGATCGGCGAGGGGTCTGCGCTCGACGCCGAACGGCAGGTGATGGAAGACGCCGAGGTCGACGCCCAGCTCGCGCTGCTGACGGGTGACCGAAGCGCCAGGAGCCTGGAGGCATCGGCCAAGCAGCGCCGGGCAGCGGGCAGGGCGGCAAGCCGGGCGGGCTACATGCAGGGCTTCACGTCGCTCCTGTCTGCGGGTTCGCGCGGCTACTTCACCGGCGCGCAGCAGGCGCCGGCACCGATCGTGTCCCGAGACTTCAGGGGCTGACGCATGGCCACCATTCCCATCGGACCCGGCCGGCGCGTGCTCCCGCAGCGCGCTCCCATGGTTCAGGTCGCCGACACCGGCGCGCCGGCGCAGGCGCTGCAGCAGCTCGGCGCCGTTGGCGTGCAGTTCGGCCTGCAGCAGCAGGCACGCCAGGATGCCGCGGCCGAGGACGAGCGCCGGCGCCAGGAGGCCACGCGCCAGGCAGCCGAGCGCGCACGCGACGCGGTGCAGCTCCAGAACGTCGAGGACCAACTGACCGATCTGCACGACGAGATCGGCGGCCAGGTGCTGCGGGGCGAAGTGCCGAAGGCCGACGCCGAGAAGGTGTGGGCCGAGCGCTCGCGCAAGCTGATCGACGACGGCCAATCGGGGTTCAGCGACTTCGGCAAGGAGACCGCCGCGCCGCGGCTGGGCGGCATGGCGCTGCGCCTGGGCAACTCGGTCCGCCGCACGGTCGAGAAGAAGGACCGCGAGGACGTGACCGCGGACATGACCAGCCGGCTGGAACGGCTGCAGCGCGACTACGCCGCCAACCCGGCCAAGGCCGAACGCGAGGCGGGCGCGGTGTTCGACACCCTCGGCCCGTTCTCCACGCTCGGGCCGGCGCAGCTCGCGGCCGGCCGGCAGAAGTGGCTCGAAGGCGCGCAGTACGCCGCCGGGTATGAGGCCGTGAGCCGCGGCCGCAACGACCCCCAGGCCCTGGCCGACGCCGAGAAGATGCTGGGCACACTCCAGCACCTGGACCCGCAGAAGCGCGCCGTGCTGCAGGACCGGGCTGCCGGCTACCGGCTGGCGCAGGAGCAGCGGCGCGAGATCGCGGCGCAGCGCGCGGCACGCGAGGCCGAGCGGGTGATGACCCGAGCCCGCGCCGAGTTCGAGTCCTTCCAGGCGCTGGCCGACAAGGGCGGGATGCTGGACCCGGCCTACGTGGACCGCGTAGCCGCCGCGACGGCCGGCACGCCCTATCAGGCCGGAGTGCAGGCGCTGGCCAAGCTGGCAGCCGAGAACGGCGGCCTGGCCGCGCAGCCCATCGCGGCGCAGCAGGCCACGCTCGACGCGATCGACGCCCGCATCGCGCAGGGCGGCCGCACCCCGGAACTGGACAAGCGCCGAGCCCAGGTGGCCAAGGTGGTCGACGGATCGCGCGCGGACTTCCAGCGCGACGGGTTGCGCGCCGGCCTGGAGCGCGGGCTGATCGACCAGATCGAGCCGCTGAACCTGGCCGGCGGCATCGAGGGCGCGGTCGGCCAGCTGCAGCAGCGCGTGGCCGACGCCCAGCGGGTAGGCCAGTGGGCCGGCGCCGCGGTGTCGCCGCTGACCAGCGAGGAGGCGCAGCAGGTCGGCCGCATGCTGGAGAGCCTGCCAGCCGACCAGCGCGCGAACTACCTGGCGACCATCTCGGCCGTCGTGCCGGCGGATCAGGCCCAGGCCATCGCGCGCCAGATCGACACCAAGGACAAGCCGCTGGCTCTGGCCCTGGCCGCAGGTGCTGGCCGCACGAATCAGGGCCGCACCGTGGCCGAGCTGATCCTGCGCGGCGCGCAGGCGGTGAAGGACAAGACGATCAAGGAGGACAAGGCCGCTGAGTCCGGGCTCCTGGCCACGCTGTCGGCCGAGGTCGGCGAGGCGGTGCCGCAGGCGGCGCGGGAGGATGTGATCGAGGCCGCCCGGCTGATCTACCTGGGCAAGGCTGCGGCCGGCGAGCGCATCAGCGAGAAGGGTGCCCTGCGCCTGGCCATCGGCGGCGACCTGATCGAGCACAACGGCCGCCGGGTGCCGGTGCCGGCGGGCGTGGACCTGGGGCAGCGGCTGCAGACCTATCCCGAGCGCGCCATCGCCGCGCAGGCGGACGACGGCTGGGTCTACGTCGGTGGCCGTCCGATGGGCGTGCCTGAGTTCCTGGCCGCGCTGCCGTCGGCGCAGCTGGAGCCGGCTGGCCTGGGCCGCTACGCGGTGCGCGCCGGCGGGACGCTGGTCACCGGCAAGGACCGCCGGCCGGTGGTGCTGGAGATCCGATGAGCATCCTCGACCTGTACGCCGCCGACACCCTGGCCGCCATGCCGGCGCGGGTGGATGTGCCGAAGTCGGAGCCGAAGTTCTCGGTCTGGTCGATGCTGACCGCTGCGCCGCGTGGCATCGCGGCTGCCGGTTCCGAGATCAGCGCATCGGCTCTCGAACTGCTGCAGCCCTTCGGCGCCACGATGGGCCGGCTGGCCGGGGAGACGCCGGACGCCGACATGGGCCGGCGCATGGCCGACGAGGTGCGCACCGGCGTGCGCGAGAACCTGGCGCCCGACCCGGCGGACTCGTCAGCCGCCGAGCAGGTGCTGTACGGCTTCGCTCGCGGCGCCACGAAGGTGGTGCTGGGCGCGCCTGCTGGGCCTGCCGGTTTCGCCCTGGCCGGGGCCGAAGAAGCCGCGACCGCGGCGCGCGACCTGCAGCGGCAGGGCGTGGACGATGCGACCGCCTGGAAGGCTGGTGGCGTGCAGGGTGCCGGCCTGGCGCTGGCCGCTCTCCCGCTGGCCGGCAAGACGCTGGCGCAGACGGCCGGGCTGTACCTGGCCGGCGGGCCGGGGGGCTTCGTGGCGCAGCAGGCGCTGACGCGAGAGATCCTGAAGCAGGGCGGCTACGACAAGATCGCCGAGGGCTATGACCCGCTCGATCTGGTGGGCCTGGCGGTGTCGGCGCTGGTGCCGGCCGCCTTCACCGCGGCCGCGCTGCGTGGGCAGCGGCGCGCGGCGACGGTTTCACGTGAAGCCGAGGACGCGGCGCGCGTGCTGCTGCAGGCCGAGCAGCGGCAGGGGAGCAATCCCGGCGTGTCCGCTGATGCGCACGCTGACGCGATGGGCCGCGCTGAGTCGCAGATTGCGCGCGGCGAGGTGGTTGAGGTTCCAGACAGCACCGGGCGGCCGGCCTATGAACCGCTGGAGACGTTCCTCGCCCGCGAGAAGATCAAGCCAGAGGCCATGCCGCCAGAGGTCACGGGCGACTTCATCGCATGGCTGCGCGAGGTCGGCGGCATCGACATGGCGCAGAAGCTGGACATCACCGGGGAGGCCAACGGCGTGCGCGCCAATCCTGGCGGCATCTTCAGGTCGGGCGGCCGGCCGACGGACTCGCTGGCCGAGGTTGCCATCGAGCGCGGCTATCTCACCGATGGCGCCGGCTCTCGTGAGTTCGTGGAGTTGGTGCAGCGCGCCATTCGTGGCGAGCGGGTACTCGACTTTGAGCAGCAGATGAGAGCGGCGCAGCGTTCCGCGGTTGACGCCGACATGACGGCCAGGCTGCAGGCTGTCGAGGACCGGTTGCGACTGCTGGGCGTGGATCCGGCGCCGGCGCGCGGCAATGTTGCGGCGCTGGAGGCCTATGCCCGCCAGCACGAGCCGGCCATCCTGCGCGCGGCGCTGGACGAAGCACGAGCGGCCGACGAGTTCTCGCCGGAGTACGCCGCACTGCAGGAGCGTGCACAGACGCTGGCGCGCGACATCGAGGACGGCGACCGGACGCTGGCCGACTACGAGCGCGAGATCGCGCCCCTGTCGCCGACGATGCGGCGCCTGGTGGGGGAGGAACTGCATGCAGCAAGAACGGCGGACGCGCCGGCAGATCAAGCGGGAGCGCGGAACGGAAAGCAGCGCGACCTTCAAGCAGAGACCATCGCCCTGCGCAAGGAGCGCGCAGTCCTCAACCGACTACTGGAGTGCCTGAATGGCTGAAGACCTGGATCAGATCGAGCGCGTCCTTAAGCGCTTGCGAGAGGCCGGCAAGCGCGACGACCAGATGGATGCGCTGCTCGGGCGCATCAACGTCGCGCTTTCCGAGATCGCGGACGCGCTCAACAAGCCGAAGGCCGAGCCGGCGGACAACAGCGCGGCCATCGCAGCGGCTTTGGCTGGGCTGAAGGTGCCGGCGCCGACCGTGAACATGCAGCCTGTGCTGCGCGCGGACTGGAAGCGCTTGCATGTGGCGATCGAGACCAATGGCCGCGGCGAGATGACTGGCATGACCTTGACGAGAACGGAGAACTGAGACCATGAACTCCACATTCCACGCAGCGCTGGCGGCCGAAGGCGCCACACTCATCACCCACATCGGCCTGGTCGACTCGGGCGGCACCGAGCTTTCCGGCGGCGGCTACGCGCGCCAGGCCGTGACCTGGGACCAGACCGGTGCCGTGCTGCGGCCGGACGCCAATCTGGTCTTCACGACCGAGGCCGGCGACGAGGTGGCCGCGTGGCGCGGCTACAGCGCCAGCAGCGGCGGCACCGACTACGGTGGCGCAGCGGTCACTGAGCGCGACTACAGCAACCCGGGCACGTACACGCTGCTGGCGGCGAGCACGAGCATCACGGTCGGGGCGTGACATGGCAAAGACCCTCACCCGCACCGCGCTGATTAGCAGCGCCAGCAACGCGGCCGGCGCCACCAGGCGCGGGCGGCTCGACTGCACCGCCGTGGACGGCGGCATCCTCACCTTCGCTCTCACCAACGGCGCCACCGGCCCGACCGCGCAGTGTGAGGCCCGCGTGCTCGTGGCGCACAAGGACTCGGCCATGCCGGCAGCCGGGGCCGAGGGCACCGGCGACGGCGACTGGAAGATCGTCTACGTGCTGGGCGGCGGCACCGTCGCCAATGCCAAGACGCGCGGCAGTTACACCTTCGGCCCCGAGGTTGCCTACATCGAGGTCGAAGCCACCGGCAACACCGGGCAGGCCGTGACGGTCGAGGCCGTGGCGACCACCTACGCCTACTGACGGGGCGCCACCCGTGGCACTGCGCGAGATCCGGCGACCCTGGACGCGCCAGCCGCAGGGCGCCGATGTGCGCCTGGCCGACTGGGTGGGCGGGCGCATGCTGGCCCTCACGGTGGGCGGCAATGTCCCGCCCGCGCCGCTGCTGTACGCCGGATCTGGCGGGCCGGCGCAGGCCACGCCTGACGGGCTGGCCCTGGCGGGCGCGGCGGAGGTATCCGGCCCCGGCAACGGCCAGTTGCTGCACGGCGGGGGCCAGCCGCTCACCTGCCTGGCGATGGTGCGCGTGCTCTCGGGCTCTGGAGGCGCCGGCAACACATGCGTGTTCTCCGGCCCAAGCGGGGCGAGTTCGGGCGATATCGTGGGCATCGCGCGCGGTGGCTACGTCTGGCAGTTCCAGGCCCGCAACGATTACGGCGGCCCGTTCGTGCAGCAGGCATGGACGACCGACGGCGCCACCGCCCAGCCGATTGCCGGGCGCGTGTTCCTGCTGGTGGGCCGCGCGCTCAGTGCCACCGACACGCGGCTGACGACGCTGGAGCTGACCGGCAAGCGCCGTCGCGACGAGACGATCGACACCACCAACACCGGCTCGCTGGTGTTCGACGAGTGGGGCACGGCCACTCTGGGGCGCGACGGGCACGACCAGTTGCTGTACGGCGCGCTGATCAGCGGCTGGGCGATCAGCGACGAGCAGATCAGCGAGTTGCACGCCAACCCCTGGGCGCTGTTTGCGCCGCGGCGGATCTGGGTGCCGGTGAGCAGTGGCGGCGGCAGCGAAGACTACAGCGGCGGCGGTGACGCGGTCGTCGTGATCTCGGCTGCTGGCGAGGGCACCGCGGCCGAGCATGCCGCCGGCGGCGGCGATGCAGCCGTCAGCGTGCTGGCCGTTGGCGAGGGCGCCGCTGCAGAGCACGCCAGCGGGGGCAGCGATGCCACCGTGCACGTCGCGGCAGCGGGTGCCGGCACGGCTGCTGAGCACGCCTCGGGTGGCGGCGATGCGGTGGTGCAGATCTCGGCCGAGGGCGAGGGCTTTGCCACCGAGGACGGCGCCGAACACCACAGCGGCGGCGGCGACGCCGTCGTGCAGATCTCGGCCATCGGCGAAGGCACCGCCGCCGAGCACGCCTCGGGCGGCGGGGCGGCGGTGGTGCATGTCGTCGCTGCGGGTGAGGGCACCGATGGCGCAGCAGGCGATGAGGTGATCAGCCTCGGCTGGTTCAGCCGCAACGGCAACCTTGTCTCCGGCGAGGATGTTCGCGTGCGCGAGTTGGCTCGCGTGCAGACCATCGTCGTACAGGTGTTGGCGGTGGTGGCCATGTTGGGAGAGATGGATGCCTAGCTTTGCAAAGTGCCTGTCAGAGGCCGCGCCTTATCTCAGTGCCGCACGTATCGCGGAGATCACGCGCGCGTACGAGGCTGGGCGCGCGGAAGGCGCACCAGACGCGGCCTCGGCTGTACGCGAGGCCCTGGCCAGAACAGATGAGGCGCAAGCCGAGATCGACGCAGCGGTCAAGGAAGGTCGGCCCTTGTTTGCCGACGAAGCGGAAGCGCCGGAGACTCCTGGCGCTCAGGCTGAACAGCAGGCCGGCGATATGCGCCTCGCTCAGATCCGGGCCCAGTTCCCCGACCTGATGGTGCAGCTCGACGGCATGGCCGCGCCGATGCGGCTGGACGACTTCCTGGCCGCGGTGAAGGCCGAGGCCGACGAGCTGGCGGCCGACGCCCCGCTGATGCAGGTGGCGGCCGAATGTGCCTTGCTCAATGGAACAGCCTGAACAGGTCCGTCCCATGCTCTGCGAACGCCATCAGCACGCCGAAGCCGCCGCCGATGATGGCGAAGGCGCCCATGATCTTCAGGTACGACAGCAGCGCATGCAGCGCGTGGCGCCAATCGCCGGTGCCGCCCCAGACCATCAGCGGGACGATCAGCACCAGGCCGGCGATGAACATGGCGGCGAGCAGGATCTTCATGGGGGCCGAGTATGAACCCGAAGTGCAGTGCGCAGCTGAACGCCGCGCGCGTGGCGGCCGGTGGCCAGCCGCTGACCAACGCCCAGGCCGCGAACATCGACGCCCGCATGGCCGCCACGATGCGCCGGCTCGCGGTATCGGATCCGCAGTGGCAGACCTACCCGGCCGACCAGCGGCTGCTGCTGGCCGCGCAGCAGGCGGCCGCCGACATCAAGGCCGAGGCGCAGCGCAAGGTGGACAACGCCCAGCGGCAGGCGTTCAAGGCGGCCGAGACGGAGCAGCGCATTGCCGATGCCCGGGCCCGGCAGGCCGGTTGGAGCCGCGCGCGCACGCTGGTCGAGGACATGGCCAGGACGAACGCCTACATCGACGGCGTTAAGCGCGACGGTGCGCGGCGGCTGATGGACTTGATCGCGGCGGCTGATTCCAGGCTCGGTGTCGGTGCGGCCAGGAAGGCCCTGATGGTTCTGTTCGACGCCCAGAACCCCGCCATGACGCGCGATCTGGCCTTGGAGGTGTTCTCCCGCGGCAATGCCGGCACCGGCAACAAGCTCGCGCAGGCCGGCGCGAAGGCCTGGCTCGAAGTCACCGAGGCCATGCGCCAGCGGTTCAACGCGGGCGGTGGCGATGTCGGACGGCTGGACTACGGCTATCTGCCGCAGGCGCACGACGACCTGCGCGTGCTGGCCCGCGGCCGCGACGCCTGGGCGCAGGACACGCTGCCACTTCTGGACCGGCGGCGCTACGTCAACGAGGACGGCAGCCGCATGACCGACGCGCAGGTGCTCGACGTGCTGCGCGGGGCATGGGAGACGATCAGCAGCGACGGCGCCAACAAGACCGCACCAGGTGCGTTCCGTGGCTCAGGTGCGCGGGCCAACCGCGGCAGCGAGTCGCGCGAGATCCACTTCAAGGACGGTCAGGCGTACCTCGACTATCAGCGCCAGTACGGCACCGGCAGCATGTACGACGCGATGATCGGCCACCTGGGCGGGCTGGCGCGGGACATCGGTCTCGTGGAGCGCTACGGCCCGAACCCCGAGTCGGCGATGCGCGTGCAGTTCGACCTGGCCGAACGCATCGACGGCGCACGCCAGTCGTTCATGGGCGGGATCGCCGACAACGTGGCCGGGCCCGAGGCGCAGTGGCGCGTGCTCTCCGGCGCCGCTGGCACTCCGCAGCATGCACGGGTCGCTGGCGTGATGCAGCACGTGCGCAATGTCGAGGTGTTCGGAAAGCTGCAGGGCGCCGTGCTCTCGTCGATCACCGACCTGGGAACCTACGCCGTGACGGTCGGCTACAACCGGCTGCCGTACTTTCAGAGCATCGCCAACATCGGCCGGGCGGCGACGAAGGCCGACCGCGACTTCCTTAACGCGCACGGCCTGATCGCCGAGTCGATGATCTCCGACCTGAACCGTTGGAGCGGCGAGAACGTCGCGCAGTCCTGGTCCGGGCGCATCGCCAATGCGACCATGCGGCTGTCGCTCATGAACGCCTGGACGGACACGCTGCGCCGGGGGTTCCAGCTGACGATGATGCAGGCGGTGGGCCGCATGCGCGGCACGGCCTGGGACCAGTTGTCGCAGTGGGACCGCTTCCGCATGGAGTCGCACGGGCTCACGGCCGACGACTGGGCGCTAATCCAGCGGGCGCAGGCGATCCAGCATCGTGGCGCTGACTTCGTGACGCCGGACGCGATCTACGCCACCGGCGACCCGCGCGCCGGCGAGGTGGTGGCGAAGTTCATCGGCATGATCTCCGACGAGTCCGAGGTGGCCGTGCTGAATCCTGACCTGACGACCAGGGCCATCACCACGGGCGGCGGCGCGCAGGCCGGCTCGGTGGGCGGCGAGACCGCGCGAGCGGTGGCGCAGTTCAAGTCGTTCCCCATCGCCATGATCTCGCGGCACTGGCGGCGCATGCTGGACACCCCGCAGGGGTTGGACGGCGCACCGATGACCGCCAATCGGCTGGCCTACTCCGGTGCGCTGCTGGCCAGCCTGACGATGCTTGGTGCAGTGGCCTTCCAGTCGAAGCAGGTCGTCAGCGGGAAAGACCCGGTCGACATGACCACGCCGAAGTTCTGGACGCGCGCCTTCGCGCAGGGCGGCGGCCTGGGATTCGTCGGCGACCTGCTGCTTTCGGACACGACGGACGACCGGTCCCCGCTGGACAGTTTCGGCCGGGCCATCCTGGGCCCAACGTTTGGCAGCGCGGCTGATCTGTACGAGTTGACAAAGGGCAACGCGGACGAGCTGATCGCCGGCAAGGACACGCACGCCGGCGCCGAGTCGCTCCGCTTCGCGCGGTCACACTTGCCGCTGGTGAACCTCTGGTACTCGAAGGCGGCGCTGGATCATGCCGCCCTGCACGGGATGCAGGAGGCAATGAGCCCCGGCTACCTCTCGCGCGTGCGCAACAAGCAGCGCAAGGACTGGGGCGGTTCGTGGTGGTGGGAGCCTGGCGCGTCGTTCGAAGAGATGCGGGCGCCGGACTGGCAGGCTGTGGCGGGGGATTGAGCGATGCGAGCAGATCAGATCGAGAGGCTGAAGGCGCTTTCGGAGAAGCTGGCCGACGTGGTGTTGTTCGAGGCCGACCCGGACACATGGCCCGGCGCAGGCCAGAAGCCGGCCGACATGACGCAGCAGGAGCGCGGCGACCGCTACTGGAGCAAGAAGAACGCGGCGGCCACGTTCGCCCTGTTGCAGCGCACCGAGTCGCTGGTTGTGGATTCGCAGCTGCCGGGCAGACCCGACATGCCGCCCGACCTGGAGGCCGAGGTCAAGAAGGCCGAGAAGATGGCGGCCAAGGCGCTGGAGGCGGCGCGCGCGCGGTCCTCCGGGCTGGTCAAACGCACGCAGGCGGGTGGCTGAACGAGACGCCAGCTTCGCCGCGTTCTTCGGCGTCTGGGCCGTGGAGCGCGGCTGGGCGGTGCCAGACATCCACTGGCTGGCCTGCGAATGGCTGGAGCACCGCGGGCGCCATGCGGTACTTCGCTGCTTTCGGGGCTTCGGTAAGTCCACCCTCCTGGCGATCTACAACGCGTGGCGGTATCACCAAGACCCGACGTTTCGGATTCTGCATCAGGGCGACCAAGACGGCACGGCGCACAAGACGGCGCGCGACACCCGGGCGGTGCTGGAGCGGCACCCATGGACCCGCGGCACCAAGTTGCGCGGCGAGGTCTCGTTCTGGTGGGTGCCAGGCGCAGACGACGAGCGAAACCCGTCGATGCAGGCCGCCGGCATCCTGTCGAACATCACCAGTTCGCGAGCCGACGAGGTGCAGAACGATGACGTCGAGGTGCCCAAGAACATCCAGACGCCGGAGGCGCGCGAGAAGCTGCGCTATCGGCTTGGGGAGCAGACCCACATTCTGGTCCCGGGCGGCAGGAAGCTCTACATCGGCACGCCTCACACGCATGACAGCCTTTACGACGAGCAGCAGCGCGCCGGCGCGGACTGCCTAACCATCCGCATGTTCAGCAACGAGCACCGGATCGAGGCATCGACCGACCGCGAGTACCCGGTCCCGTTTGAGCCAGAGTTCGTCTTCGCCGGCATCGGTGCACCGGCGCGCATGCTTCAGCGCGGGAAGGACTACACCTACAAGCGCGGCCAGCTGCTGCTGTCGAAGCCTGACGGCTCGGTGCTGGACTGCTATGCCGGCATCGCCTGGCCGGACCGCTTCACGCCAGAGGAACTGCTGATCCGCCGGCGCGAGTGCCGCACGCTCAACGAGTGGGACAGCCAGTACCAGCTGCACTCCAAGCCGATCACCGGCACGCGCCTGGACCCCGACCGCATGCAGCTCTACGACTGCGAGCCGGTGATGCGCCGCGCAAACGGCAAGGCGGTGATGACGCTGGGGGATGCGCGCATCGCTGGCGCGGTGCTGCGGTGGGACCCGTCGTCCGGCAAGCTAACCAGCGACGTGTCCGCGGTGGCCGTCGTGCTGCAGGACGAGCAGGGCCGACGCTACGCGCACCGCACCGAGCGGCTGCTGGGCGACGTTGCCGAGTTCGCCGAGGACGGGAAGACCATCACCGGCGGCCAGGTGGTGGGCCTGTGCAACCTGGTCGAGAAGCTGAACCTGCCGCGCATCACCATCGAGACCAACGGCATCGGCAAGTTCTCGCCGGCCATCGTCAAGGCGGCGCTGAAGCAGCGAGGTCTGCACGGCGTGGGGGTGAAGGAGGAGCCGGCCGTCCTCAACAAGAACCGCCGCATCCTCGAAGCGCTGGAGCCGCTGCTGACGACGGCCGACCAGCTCTGGGCGCACGTGAGCGTGGCCGATGGGCCGCTGTTCCCGCAGATGCGCGAGTGGAACCCGGCGGTCAAGGAGCAGCCCGACGACTACCTCGACGCATTGGCCGGGGCGGTCACGGAGCAGCCCGAGCGCATCACCCGGGCCATTTCTACGGACGGGATTCCGAACGGGGCACGCGCCGACGATTGGCGCCCAAGCGCTGGGGTGTGCGAAGTAATTCTCGAAGCCTGAAAGACCCCCGCGCGCCGCCAGCGCGAGGGCTTGATGGCAGTTTCCGAGAACACCCCCCTTCAGACCTACACCGCGTCCGGCGCTTCTGCGGTGTTCGCGTTCGCCTGGCCGGTGCTGCACGCCGCGGACATGGCTGTGCTTGTCGACGGCGCCGCGCCGGCGTCGTTCGAGGTGTCCGGCGTGGGGAACCCGGCAGGCGGGACCGTCACGATCACGCCGATGCCGACCGCCGGCCAGACGGTGGTGCTGTACCGCGACAGCGAGCTGAGCCGCGAGACCGACTATCAGAGCGACGGCGATCTGCTGGCCGCCGTGCTCAACCGCGACTTCGATCGCATCTGGCTGGTGATCCAGGAGATCGTCCGCGGCGGGAAGACGACGGCCCAGGGCGTGCTGCGCATCCCCGAGGTCGGCGAGAACATCAACACCGTCTACCCGCCGGTCGAGGTGCGTGCGCTGCAGATCGCCGCGTTCGATTCCGGCGGCGGGGTGACGGTCGTGCCGACTGTCGACGGCTCGGGCCTGGAGCTGGCCACATTGCTCGCTGACGGCGCCGAGTCCGCGCACGGCGCCGGCCTCGTGGCCTACAACCCGAGCCTGACCTACGACGCCGGCACCGTGGGCGCGGCGCTGGCGGACCTGGCCGCTGCCGGCTCGGCCGTCGTCGACACCGTGGCGGCGCTGCGGCTGGAGACCGGCGCCGAGCCGCTGGCGATGACGCGCGGCTACTGGACCGCGAACGACGGCGGCGCCGCCTTCTACGTGCTGCAGCCCCTGGTCCCCGCATCCCCGGGCGACAACGCCGGGACCGTGATCCAGCGCGCAGATGGCCGCTGGTATCGCCTGCACGCGCCCGGCGAGACCATCCCGGCGCGGCAGCTAGGCGTCTACATCCCGGCCGCGCGCATCGAGGCGCCAGACCCCGGTAACCCGGGGCACAACACGCGCTGGAATGGCGCGGTCACGGGTTCCGGCCCGCACGAGCCGGCATCCCTGCCGAACGGCTACAGCACCACCGACTGGCTGATGGCGGCAAACGAACAGGTCCGCGCGCTCGGGAAAGCGCTCGGCATCGAAGGCGTGGTCCATTGTGACAAACAGGTAGTGGTCGCTGCGCCTACCACGTGGCGGTTCTCGGGCCGCAACGGGGTGGGCACCGGAAACGCCTATCTCAACCTGCCGCAGAGCTACCTGTACCAGGCCAACACCGCGATGGTGGGCTCCGTGCTGTGCATGGTGACGCACCCAGGCGTGCGGTTTTTCGGGGGCGGCATCCTCGGCCCGATCTACGAGCAGACGGACGTGGATGGCGTGTGGTACTACCCCGATGGCCTGGCGCGGGACGGCATTTTCATCGGCTCGAATTCGTTTGCGTGGTTCGACTCGCCCGTCATCGCCAACATGGGACGAGACGCTTTCCGGATCGGCGACTACGACAGCGGCCCGGGCACGAACGCGAACGGGGTCTATCTACAAAAGCCCATTGCGGTGCGCAACGGGCGGCACGCGTTCCACATCAGCGACGACAGCGGGTCCATCGACGCAAACGCGTTCCTCATCGAATCGCCCGTGGCGCAACAGAACGCGGGCACGGCGTTCCTGTTCGGCAAAACCTTCCTCGGCGGCACCATCGTCGCCCCGAAATGCGAGACCAACGCGCGCGGCTGGTTCTTCGACTCGACCACATCCGACATCGTTGTCGTCGGCGGCAACACCGAGGCCAACGTCGGGTGGCGCTATCCGGATGTCGCAGCGGACACGCTCAACAACGTCGAGATGGCGCCCGAGGCCGTGGGGCGAAACTTCTTCGTCAACCACACCGTGCAGGGCGTGGTGCGCAACGACGTGGCCGATGGCTCGCAGATGCGGCGCAACAAACCGTCGCGCACCGTGCTGGACGTGAGCAACACCGACCCCAGCCC